TTTTGTGTTTGTGTAAATTGAGCAAAGTCCTCACCAGGATCTTCACTATCGATGCTGATAGCGGAAGCATCGTCCGCTACATCATACAGCTTCATCTTCGATCTGTCAATTCCCACCATGAATTTTCGTGAGGTAACAAGATCTGAGTATCGGTTCTTAAGTTGTTTGACCATGAGGCGACCTTGTTGTTCAAGTTCCTCAGTAGAGATAAGGGCAAACATAAAATCAGCAGTGGCAGGAAGACCAAAAGACTCAGAAGTATCGGTAAGATCAGGGTCAGAATTACCAAAACCACTGCGAGTAGTTTGAGTAGCTGAGACAATAGGAACATTACATTCCACAGCAAGACCCCGAAGCTCCTCAGCAATCGCTTTGACATACGTGTAAGAATTAACAATCGCACCTTTATACCTCGCACTAGCACATATATTAAGATAGTCCACGAAAATAATATCGGGTTTGAAATCTTTCTTCAACTTCAGATCACTGAGCAATGCCTTGAAGTGTCCAGCATGAGCAGACGCTGTGGGATACTCTTTGATGATAAGTTTGCCTCGGGTCTTTCTAGCGATCTCCTGAACCTTACTAGTAAAGATAACCTGAGGAAGATCTACGATATCCTTGACACCAACATTCAGAAGGTTTGCGTCAATTCGCTCAGCAATTTTTTCCTCTGCCATTTCACATGTAATGTAGAGAACGTTGTAGTTCTGAGTGAGCGCGGCAGCAGCGCAATGGCACATGAATAGAGATTTGCCGACGCCTGTACCAGCAAGAGCGACATTGAGAGTCTTGTTAGAGAGACCACCTTTGGTAATGAAGTTAAACTTTTCGAGATCAAAGGGAACTTTCTCCTCTTTGCGGTGATAGAAATCATAGCGTTCTTCTGCTTGTTCTGTATAATCGTGTCCTATGTGTTCGTCGAACGATACTGCCAGGGCCTCTTGGAGTATGCCTGGTATCGCATCCTTTGATATTTTCTTATCGCCTCCATCTGCGATCTTGATCGACCGCATGAGGGCGAGGTAAATTGCTCGGTCTTGACACCACTTTTCTGTGGCATCGAGGAGCCATTCGTAGTCCACCCATTCGTCAGACAGTTCTCGAACTGTCGATATCGAATCTTTGAACGTGTCGTCAGTAAGATCACTGCGATTTTGTAGATTAATCGCCAGGACTTCTTGAGTAGGAATCTTGTCATACTTACTAGCGAAGTCAGCGATCTCCTCAAAGATAATTCTTTCATGATATTCTTGGAAGTAATCTGCTTTTAGGAAGGGCACTACCTTGCGGTAATACTCCTCAGTGAAAAGGAGATTACGCAAGATAGTTTGTTCAATGCGTTCAGTTGCCATAGGAGAATTCTAGTTGTGCTGCTGCTTCAAGTCTTTGCATCACTTCTTCTGTGAAGTACTTTTCAGGATCTGCGAGAATAGATTTAGGATAAACAGAAGTACCATCAATCTTGATACGATTTCCCACCCGCTCAAAGACTCCGTATTGTTCACCCAATTCCAGTAGTCCGTAGTATTTGTCAAGACCACGTTCATCAAAATAGAGTCTTGTAGCAACTTTGCTTCCCTCCTTGGTTAGGCGTGACTTCTTTGCTTCACACTTGATGATGTTACCCACCACCTCAGTGCCGTCCTTCTCCTTCGACTTGGACAGATATATTATAGTCGATGCAGCATACTTTAGTCCAGTGCCACCGCCCATTTCTTTTTGTGGCACATACGATCCGATCACATCGTAGGTATGGTTCGTCACGATCATGGGCACGTTTGCCTGTCCCAGTTTCAGAGTGAGCACTCGGAAAGCACCCTTAATCAATTGGGATTTAGTCATGTCCCGAACCTGTTTATCGTTAGCGATGTCTTCCATCTCCTTTGACGTTGAGAGCATCCCCAGAGAATCTAGAACGAACAGCATGGGCACTCGTTCATCCTTAGGTTCTTTCATATACTTATCGAGGATACGACACGCCTGTGTCCTGAACTCCTCAATAGTAGCGACAGGCATGATAACCATACGCTTAGAATCAATACCACGACACTCGATCATCTCACGAGAGATTGCAGATTCAGACTCAAAATAAATGACTCCGCCATCAGGATTAGCGTCAAGGAAATTACGAACGACACTAAGAGCAAAGAAAGTCTTTCCCGTGCTCGATTCACCAGCGAGAGCTGTAACTTTATTGGAAGGAAGACCTCCATAAATCGAACCACTAACAAGGGCATTAAAAATATAAGACCCAGTATCAACGTAAGATGTAATGTCTCCAGCAGCAACCCCTTCGCTAACAAAACCAGCAAACTCATTGCCAGACTCTTTAATTACACTATCTAGGAATCCCATTGATCTACTTTCTCCTCGTAAAAATTTACATAACTATAGGACTGACTCATGAGTTTAGCAAACGCACGAGCAGTATTGAAGTCTTCGAAGCATTTGATATCTTCTTGACCTATTTGACCAACAACATGGTTGGTCCATGTTACCACAAAGATTTTCTTACTCACTCGAAGAAACTCCCAATCGTAATGGTCTTTTCGTGTTGCCACCCAATACATTGTAGCACATTTTTGAGCGGTTCGAGAAAAGATTTTTCGAACTGAGTCTGATAATCTACATACTTCTCAAGACCAAACTCCTTGGGTAACTCACCGAAGAAACTGATACAGTTCTCCAGAATAGGATTAGGTGTCTTGAGATACATGAACTTGATCTTCTCACCCTCTTGAATAAGAGGATGCTTGTTTTCTACCTTGTGCTTTTTGATGTAGTGGTTATAGAGCAACGCTCCCCGCACATGGATGGGAGTTCCTTTCTGGTAGATTTCAGTTGGGTGACGATACTTAGCCAGGTTGTTAACTCCTCTGGGGAATGCAACCTCCTCATAAGGGCGCAATCGTGTTTCTGCTCGCACGACATTGATAAAATCGATAAGCTCATCATTTGTTTTGCCGATAATGATCTTAAATGCTGCATACAATTTATCCCTAAAATACGCTGGAGTAGAAGAACGGGCAGTCTCCAGACCCATGATCTTCATCTTTGGTTCTTTATATCTAACACCTTCACTATCCCAAACGTTGAGAATGTAACGCTTCTTCGCAGTCCAGATACCACGGTCAGCGATGTTCTCACGCTTCATGCTCATTTTTTGTTCATATGCCGAAACGTAATTCGCAAGTTCCTGATAAGAGGATTCGATGAATGGTTCCAGCTTTTCTTGACAGATCTTGTCAAGTATCCCCACAATTGCTGCTTTATCGCTAGACTTATTACTAAAAAATTTAGTAACAAGAGGTCCAAGGTTAAGATAGATACTGTCGGTATCGGATGCGATAACATAATCGACTTCCTCCGTTTGTAACAGGGTATTTAGATAACCATTCATCTTGTTCTCAATCCAGCGGATCGAGAGCTGACCAGACAAAGTGATTGCCTCAGCATTGGCAAGACGATAGTATCGGAAGTGTTCGTTGCCAATAGCACCATAGGCAGAGTTGAGGGAGATCTTCCTTGCCATCTGAATGTTATTACAGCGGGCAATCTCTTTCATGAGTTCCACAGTGGGCGTCTTCTCATACTGTTTCTTTGCCTCAATCATCTTCTTCTTGAAGATCACACGACCATCATACATCTTCTTCATCATCTGAGGAAGAAAACCATGAACATCCTTGCGATACTGAGCACCGTTAGGACATACAGCATACTCACCATCAACACCAATCTCTTTATTCAAGAACCTCTCAACGCTTGCGCTGGGATGCCTAACATCTTGGAGGGTCTCTGGCGAGATGTTGTACTGCATAATGAGATGAGGATAGAGACTATTAAGGTCAAAAGACACAACCCAATCATAGAATCCAGGAATCGGTTCCTTGACATAAGCCCCCGCATACTTCTCAGTTTTAGTCGCTTCTTTCTTAGGCGGGATAGCAATCTTACGCTTCAGAAGTTCCACGTAAATATAGTTATCCCACATACGAACCTGACTAAACACATCTTCATAATTCACCTTGGCGTCGTATGCCATGGTAAACGCAAGTTCAATCAACTTCATCTTGTCGTCTAGTTTATCAACCAGGCGAACGTCATGGATGTTATATTCAATAAACTTCTGCCAGTCGTTCTCATAGAACTCCTTGAAAGTGTCAAACTCAGAGTGATCGAGTTTCTTCTCACCCAGTTCGACAGAACAGATATGATCCAGACGATATGACTCTTGGTTTGTATAAGTGAACTTCTTATACAGCTCAAGATAGTCTAGCGTAGAGATGCCAAGCATATCAATAGAGAAGTTCTTACGACCTTTGATGAAGATCTCACGCTGCGACACAAGTTTCCAAGGCGACAGCAGTTTTACAAACTTCTCCCCCAAAATACGATCCACGCGATTGTGGATATATGGCATATCGAATAGTTGGCAGTTCCAACCTGTGACTACATCAGGATAATTGTTTTGCCAATAATCCAAGAAGGCACCCAACATGCTTTCTTCTGATCGGAAATGCATGTAATCCACCATGGCATCTGTGTTATTGAATGCTCTCGCTCCGAACACAGTAATGCGACCAGTGAAGCTGTCTTTGATACTGATGGCAAGGATCTCCTGATCGGCAGTTTCAATGTCGGGGAATCCGTTCTCTGCAGCAGTCTCGATATCGATTGTGAATACACGGATCTTGGATGAGTCAAACTTGACTTCATCTTCTGGGTGTTCTTCAGCGATGTATTGATAAAGGAAGCGGGAGTTACCATAGATCTCAAAGTCTTCAACTTCTTTGTATTGCTTTACAAAGTCTCGTGCTTCTGTAATAGAACCAAACTTGTGAGGTTCTACACAATCACCTTCAAGGGTGCGCCACTCAGAATAATTCTTCGTAGGCAAATACAGCGTCGGGTTGAAAGGAACACGAACGCTGTATCGATTGCCATTCTCATAACCACGCACAAGCAGACGGTTGCCTGCTTGCTCCACATTAGTGTAAAACTTCATTCAAGACATTCAAGATAACGAGCAAGCAAAGATTTGCTTGGATTAGTCACAACAGTCAA